GCCTCCGCTGTTCTCCGACGCCACAAAATGCTGGCCACCATCGGTTTCGGCCCACGCCTTCACGAAGTCGGCGATCTCCTCGCCGTCGATCAGCGCCTTTCCGTCGGCGATCGTCGGCTTGTGCTGGCGCAGTAGCAGCGCCTTGGCCGCATCCATGAGCGGTCCAGCCACGTTCGCCTTCGTCAGGGCCTCCGTCAGACCATTCTCGACCAAGAGAGTGTGAAGCTGGCCCTCGGCGTCGTCAGCGCGCTTGTTAGCCTTCTCTAGCTCGCGCTCGTGCCGCTTCTTCAGGCGTTCAGTGATCTTCTGCTCAAGCGCCGTCTCGTCCGGCTCGCTCTTCTCGCGCAGGCGGGCGTACTCATCGGCGTCGAAGTCGTCCGGGATCTCGGCGAGCTTGTCCTTGGCGGCCTCGAGCTCTGTCCGGGCCTCGCGCAACTGCCGATCGAGGTTGTCCGCCGTCTGCTTGATGGTCTGGAAGGCCGGGTGGGCCTTAGGGTCACCGAGCGATAAGACGAACTTGCCGCCCTCCTCACGATAGAACGGATGCAGGGCCTCTGGCACACCGTCCAGAGTCTCAAGCACTGTGGTTAGGCTTTCCATTGGTCTCCTTCTGGCCACTGGCCATGAAAAAGGCCGCCTCGCAACCTGCGGGCGGCCGGAACTTGGGGTCCGATGCGCAAAGCCTGAAGGCTTCGCAACTGATCAGACTCGAACGAACAAGCTTAACGTGTTGTTAGATACGCAACCTTTTCCTGATGTCGACGGCGGCTGGCGGAAAACGAACCTTATCGGAATCCGACTCTGCTGATCCGCTAGGCTCCGCAACCGGCTCCGTCATATATACCCAAGCCTTGTCAAAGTTGTTGCCTCTAGCAGGATCGATTAGAGGCACACTAGCGTTGATGACTGTGGCGCGCCTGAACTTGGACCTCCTAATGTGGTCTCCACCGTAGAATCCACTTTCCGGGAAGACGATGCGTGCGCCGTCAAACTGTGCGTTGACACAATGTCGCCCGAAATCGACCCCGACAGCCTCGAAGGCGACCTGCATCGTTAGGCGCGCAAACAACTTGACTGCAAAATGATACATCTCGGCAACTTCACCGTCGGACACGGTCTCATCAATTGCGCCACTCGCCCTGAGTGTGGCGCCGGAGGTCGAGTCACCCTCGAGGAGCACACGGAGCCGATCCAGCAAATCCATGGGAAGCGACATTTTATCTAGTTCAAAACGCTTGAGAACATCGGTTCGATATGTGCCGAATTTCATAAGGCCGAAAAGGACTTCGGCGCTCTTGGCATCGTCTTCGTATCTTCCATCCGAAAACGTAACGCTGTTGCAGACAACGTCCCTAAACGATACCTGCCGTAGCACCGTTCGCTCGCCAGGAGCGTAGAAGCTAGAGCGCGATATGTTTGTCACGCGATTGTCGCGAAACGAGACACTCGACATTCTCAGCCCAGCCAAATCAAATGACGTGGTGTATCTACCGAGGCGCCTCAATGCCCCAAATATCCTGAAATGAGCTTCGGGGCTGTCCCACGGGCGATAGTCATCAATGATTTCTAGGTTTCTATCGATCGTCTCCTGCTTTTTTCTTCTATCTTCGTCATAGATCCTGACCACAAAAAGAACGACGCCGAATAGCGCTATATCAAATAAAAAGCCAACTGCCTCGATGTGAACGCCTGAAACAAAATCCAATAGGCTCTGACTCGCGCCCTGTGTTCCATAAAGAGGAATGTAAGCGAATCCCAGTATTACGGCCAAAAGCACGAGGACCCACAGAACAGCTTTGAGCTCACTGCTGAGAAGGGCGGATTTCAGTCCGCTCGAGCTGACTATTGCCTTAAGCCTTCGCTGCAATTTCGCTCCAGTGACCAGGCTTTCAGTTTCGACTATCAGCAAGGGCCGAAGATGTCCTCGCGCTCACAGGCAAGCTACCGCGCCTCAGTCACCACACCACGCGCGAGACAGTAGACGCAGGCGTGGATCTTGGTTCCCATCGACTTGCGGACGTTGCCATCGGGGCCGATGTATGGCCCTAACAACACTTCAGTCGTCGCGCTGGTCGCCACACCTGTCTCGGATTTGCAGCGCCAGCACTCCCACTGGCGCAGCCCGCGCTTGATGTTTCTGCGGTCGCTCATGCAACCTATAGTCCTTCGCGCCGGCTCAGCTCGTCAAGCGTGTACGCACGGCCACTTCGGTCAACCATGCTGTCGATCGAAGTTCCATCGCGAAACAATGCGGCTCGAGTGGCCCCGAGGTAGTCGTCCTGGAACTCGTCTGATTGCGTGCGCAACCATTCCTCGAACGTCGTGGTCGCAGGCAGCTGGCCGTCCAGGCTGGCCCGCGTCCCAGGCGGCGCGTCGTCGAGATCCAGACCCATCTCGCGCCACGATCGCATCACGGGCGCTGTGGTGGACCGACAGCCTACATGCGCGGGCGGCCGTGGCCCATCGTCGACCGGAAACACCTGACCGTCTCGTGACGCACAAATCAGCGTCGTTCGGCTGTCGAGTGTTGCGACCCACTGCACGCCTTTGATCAGATCGAGGTTCTCGCCGTACAGCGTGTCCCGTGCTTCACTCGAAACATGGGTCACGGCCGTCCGAACCACCGCTTGCGCGTCACGCCGGCCGATTTCCAGCACTCCGTCCCGATACTGCCTCGCTCGCGTGCCCCGCACGCGACGCACGAGCTGGTCAATTGTGTCGCCCTCGACCATCCCGATGCGCATATGCGACTGGATGCGCGCGAACTGGCTGTCACGCAGCGTGTCGGTCCATTCGCTCAGATAGCGGCCCTGGAACGGCCGTGACTGGACGATGGCCTGCAGTTGAGCCCGCGACGGCCGCTCGAAGCTGACGTTGACCGGGATCTCATCCGCCAGCATCCGCACCTGAAACTCGGGCTCGTAGCCCGCGATCGCCTCGAGCTCTTCGGTGAGCGCGCGACCGATTGTGGTGTAGCCTTCCCGATTGATCGCTCGCACATTCGATAGAATGCGCTCCAGTCGCGTCCGCGAAATACTGGATGCTTCCTCGAGGTTCCGCCGCAGGCGCTCGCTCAGATCGGCATCGACCCGATTCAGCAGCGCAATGATGCGCCGAACGACACCCGCCTTCAGCCGCTCCAGACCGATCGCATGAGACACCGAGCGGTCGCGCAGCCGCTCATTCGTCGTCGCCATCGGCGCCAATCATGCCGAGCGCGGGGCCGTCGCTGGCGAGACGCTCCTCTTCCCCCTCGAAGGTGAGGTCGTCGCGCACCAGCTCGCCCTGTTTCAGCGCCTCGAAGAACGTTTGCCGGCTCACGCCGCCGCCCTGCAGCGCGCCCATCCAGGCCGTCAGTTCCTGCGATGTCATCGGCGCCGGCATGAAGTCGCGGTTGAGCTCGACTGTCGCGTCGCCGGACAACCCACCCCACTCCACCATCCGTGCCAGGACGGCCGTCAGCGCCTGCCCCACGCCGTTTGCGAGCGATGCCAGCACCGATGCTTCGCCGGCCGTGCGCAGCGCCAGTGTATCCGCCGCCTCGGCAGCCTTCTTCTCCGGAGCCAGCATGCGCGCGCCAAGGGCCGCCATCTGAGCCTCTTTGACCTCGCGGCGCTTCTCCAGCCCCTCCAGGCCCTGGCCAGTGAACTCGAGGAGGCCGACGGTCACGTCTTTGTCCTCTGAATGCCAAAGCTCCGTCGGGCCCACGGCCGATGGAGCATGATCGTCTTGAACGCCGAAGCAGTATGGTGTCGGCAGAGCCACGAAGTGCGCTCCGTGCTCCAGATCGGCCAGCGTGCGATAATGGGACAGGTTCAGATTGACCAGGTCCAGCAGAAGCGGCCGCTCAACGCCGTTCGTCAGGCCCCGCGCGCCGATCGGATAGAACGGAATGCGATCGAGCGGCGCCCCGCGCATCAGCGGCTCGACCTCGTCGACCAGCCGCCATTCTGCATCTTCGCCTTTCTGAAACACACGCTGCCGATAGCCGCGATCGTCCAGGTCAAGTACCCGCACTTGTTCTATTTCGGTCTCGGCGAACTCGTCGTCGGTTGCCGGCTCGGCCGCAGTCTCTCGCAACCGAACCTGCGTAATGACCGTGACGTTGTCGCGCTGCCCAACACGGATATCGAGGATGTCCTCTGCCCGATACAGCGTCACGAAAGGCCGCAGGTTGGAGGCCGTCGCCTGCGCCTGGGTGACCAGCTCGCCCGACGCTCGCGGCATGTCGACCAGCAGTCCGACCCGGGTGACGGTCAACAGCTCTTCAACAGCCTCTTCAGCGAAGCGAGCGAAGGTGGTCCCGGCCAAGTCGATATCGGTCAGCCAGGGCTCCGCAGCAGGCGGCGCCATAACGATTGGCGGCTTCCTGAAGATCAACCCCGATAGCCCGTCGATTGTCCGCCTGGTCGCATTGTAGAAGCCTGCCCGGCGCTTATAGGCGTCGTACTCGGTAGCGACCTGGCCGCCGAGCTTCGGCAAGTAGGTCTCACCTACGCTCAAAACCGCCTCTTCGCCAGCCGACACGTCGCGGCACTTCTGCCAGAGGCCCACGACGTTCTTGTAAGCGCTAGACGGCTCAGCGACCGTCGTTGTCATCAGAGGCCCGCCAACTTCTTGCGCTTCACGACGCCCGGCTTCGAGGCCAGCACGCGATATCGGGACTCATCCGCCACATGATCCTCCGCGTCCGTGTCGATATCGTCCGGGTCTTTATCGCTGCGTTCCAACACCGGCACGGTCCTGATGAAGTGCCGGCAAGTGTCGAAGACGAACAGTCCAGGCTCTTCCATCGGGGCGCCTTCCTCCGTCTTGGCCGCCTTCAGCCGCCGTCGGATGGCTTCCCAGCCCCGCTTGCGGCTGCCGGGCGACTTATCTGCCGCAACCCACCTCACGCCGTGCCGAGCCTGGATTTCCGCCGGGCTGTCCGCGTTGGTTTCGTCATAGATCGAACTGTCAGCCGGGCCGGGCTTCACCCGCGTCGCGATCCCTAGCTGGCCTTCGCGTTCCTTGATACCGCGCGCGATCTCGCTGTCGACCATGCGGCAGCCTTCGTTGGGCCGCTTGTTCCAGCCGTACCATTCGCCGATGCGGAACAGCGTGCCGCGCGGGAACGATTGCCGCTTGCCGTCGGGCATCTCGGCATCCGTGCCGTTGCTCTCTGCCCACCAGCCGACCGAGAACGGCTTGGCTGACCCCCAGTCAAATGACCGGTCAATGCGCCACGACAACGGGATATCGAAGTGCGGCAGGACATGCCTTTCGCGGTCCCAAACATCGTCAAACATGCCGCCGGCGACCACATCCCAATCACCTTCGAGCCAAGCCTTCCGCTTGTTCGGGTCACTGATGCTCTTCAGGGTCGCCAGATACTCAGGGTCGCTCTGCAGCAGGATCCGGTTCTCGTAGATCGAGCCGAAGATGGCGACGCGCGCCCGGCCCTCTTTGCCTCGGATCACCGTCCCGTTCGGCGCCGGATCGATCAGCCGCGCTTTCACCCAGTTGTGGCCGACGCCGTACGGATTGGTCGTCGCTCGATAGCGACGCGGCAAGCCCGGGGTCGAAGACCGGCACAAGGTCATGAAGTCCTCGTACGGACCGCTGTCAGGCCACTTGGTCAGCTCCTCCCAGCCGATCCACGGGTACTCGTGGCCGTGATACTTCCAGTAGTCCGCGGCTCGCTTGACCACACGGAAGAGCAGCTCTTCCCCGGTCGGGAACTTCCACTTGTAATCCGCGTTGCTTTCGAGGAACCGAGCGCCGGCGAAGATCTGCGGAAACCAGCGCTTCGACTTCGTGACGACGTCGTCGAGATCCTTGTACTCGCGCGCCAGCAGCAGGCCACGCCAAGCCGATCCAAAGCCCCGGCCAACGTCGCGGGCGAAGTCCATCAGCAGCGTGTCGGTTTTTCCTGGGCCGCGCGTGCCGTGATAGAGGGCTTCGAAAACAGGACACGACAGGAACAGCGATTGCGAGCCGGGCTGCGGCGCCCAGACTATGTTTGGCTGGTGCTCTTGGCCTCTTGCTGTTGCTGCTGCGCTTGCGCCTGCCATGTCTCCATGTCGGTTGTCGTCGGGGCGACCAGGACGCCGCCTGTGACGTTTGCGTCGACCCTATGGTCAAGTCGCTTGCGGTACTTCTCTGGTCGACGACCATTCAGTAGGAAAATCAGCATGGTGTCGCTGGTCTTGGCACGCTCAAGTGCCAGATCCTCTAGCAGGTCGGTGCCGCTCTCAACCGCGTCGTCCCACTCTTCACAGAACGCCTCGTCATCCTTGCGCCACGCGTAGAGCGCGGTTCGTCCAATGCCCGCCGCCTTTGCTGCTGCGGCCGCACTCAGGCCCTGGCCAAGCGCCTTGAGAACCTGCCCCCTCTTTTTCTGCGTTCGAATGGTTCGCATACGGCACCGCCGTGGTTGTGAGCCAACGGCCCAGACATCTGCTATACTTAGGGCGACCAAGCTTCACCAAATGCTCGAGTCGCTGAGGGACCGAAATGCCCCTGGCTGCCCGACGAACACGATACCCGGACAGCGGAGCGCCGACAGGGTTATCACTCAAGGGCCCAAGGGCGTCTTGCACTAAGCGAGCGAGGCGCTATTCGTCGCCGTCAAGTTCGTCGGTTATCTCGCTCGAGATTGCGCCACCCAGTGCTTCAGCAAGCGCTTCGATCGATGCTCGGGCCGCTATTGCATCCGGGACGGCTGACCCCGTCTCAACCACCCCCACACTAATCTCAAATATGGCATCAGAGCGTGCTGGAGCAGCCAGAATTGGGGTGGTCTGACCTTCAAGACCACTTTGAGGAACGGGCACGCCATATGTCATACGGCTGAAGTCGAACGTGGCTTCTGATATTGTCTCGACTACCGGCCGTCTTGCACCGCTGCTCGATCTGGCCACGCTTCCTGCGAAGGCAACGCTTAGGCTGACCGGCTCGCCATCACCGGTTTGAGCTACTGACGAGTTCATGCACGCATAGACCGGCCTGAGCGAGAAATACTGTGGAAGTCTATTGCCTAATACCTCCTGCGTCTCGATCCTGAGCGCAACCACCAAACCCGGCGAGTATCCTCTCGCACCATCCGCGAGCGCCGGTCGAGAACTTGTCACGTCCGGGCATAGCGGTTCGCTTCCTTGCGGCGTTTGGCTGCCGTCAGCTGCACTCTCGGATGATATCTCAACCGCTGGCGCTCTGACCAAAATGAGGCACTTTGCATCGCTCAAGAACTCTCTAGGAATGACGCGAAGGCGACCTGCGTGATACCGACTTGTCCCAGCTTCTTGGACTTCCTGTATCTCGTCCGCCAGATAGTCGGCGACGTACGACAAGGTTTGCTGCACCGCAAACCCTGCTACTGCGGCAATGATCGCCGGCAGGAACCCTTGGATTTCGTCACCTCGGCATAGACTGTAAATCGGCGAATTGTCCGGAAGCACGTCAGGCAGCGAAACCGACGATGCAGGGCTTGATGGATCGCTCAGACTGGTAATGTCATCGCCCGCAAGAAAAATGCGGGTGATTTGCTGTCCTTCTACGCCACTTCGACTGTCCCTTTGAAAATTCGCAGCTGCAAAGTAAGCGCAACCACCTAGCAGTACCGCCGCGCTTGCGGTCGCAACCAGTTTCGGTGTGATCTTCTTGCGGATCGCCATGGTTTATCGCCCCATCAACACTGCCTCACAAGACAATCAACCATAAATCCCGCCAGCACAAGACTAAAAAGTGAAGATTGTGCCGACTACCACATCATTTATGTGCACGTTGCCTCGGCCCATAACTCTACCAACTGTCGGAGGTCGCGAAGTTTCGCCCTACCCACCCCCAGTTCAGTACTACAAGCGTTGCGGGCCACCGGCCCTAGGGTCTCGTAACCTTCTCAATCCAGGCAATCAGATCTGGGTTGTCTCGCCACACCTGCTGAAGCCCAACGGCAAGGGTAGTAACCACCTGCTCCTCGCCATCTTGGCTTCGTGCGTTGAAGCCCCACCAGACCGCGTGGATCAGCTCGTGAATAACGATCTCGGCCGCTCGGCTCGCTGTCGGAAACGTTGGCGCCACCAAAATCTCAACATCGACCTGGCTGAATTCGCCGTGGTGATCGGTAGCAACGCGCCATTGCTCGGACTGAACCTTGATCGCCACGTCATGACCGGCGACACGAACTGACGAGGGCAGGCCCTCAACCTTGAAAGTCATTCGACACTTCGTTTCTCTTTATGCTAGAATAGTTGGTCCTAACTCAGAACCATCAGGAGGATGCAATGAGTTGGTTCATACCTAGAGACCGAGACGCGTTCACTTGGCCTGACCTTGGCGATGTATCCGACGCCATTGACGAAGTGCCGACCGGGCTGCTGTTGCCTGCCGTCCAGAAGATCCGGTCTGCATTCAAAGAACCCGACCCTGACATCATTCCCGAGCTCGATGTTGAGTTTGGTTTCGACCCAGAGCCAGTAACTGTCGTTCTGGAGTACTTCGTGCTCGCCTAGATCAAGAGCACGCGTAGCAATCGTTCCCTAGAGAACTGCGCCAGCGGCGCCGTGTGGTAGAGCTTGCGGTACTGTTGTGCTACTTTGCTGCGTGATCTTTCTAACTCAGGAGCCTGGGATGTCATTCGCTACAGCGAAAGCTCAATTTCAAGACAACGTTGATCGCCACGCACGAGCCCAAGACAATCCCGCTCTGTACAATCTCAGCGCTGGGCTTCTTCAACTGACTCAAGCAATGGAGAGCGAAATTCGGAGTCTGCGTGACGAGGTCCGTCGATTACGGCACGACGTTCAAGACATTCGGCGGTAGCCAGCTAACCTCGCATCCATCAAAAAACCCGGCCGCCGTTTGGCGCCGGGTCAACATCTAGCCGCACTTCGCGACCTCAACCGCTACATACCCGATCTGCTTATTCCTGGCAAGCCAAAATGGTCGGCGAGTGCGCACAACCCCAACCGCAGGGCAACAATACCGCCAGCCGGATTCTGCCCGGTGCGTTTCGCCCAGGCGCTCGCTGTTCCGTCGGCCAAGCAAACGTGAACCAGGACCGGCGATAGCTGCTTGCCGGCAGCCTGAAGCGCTGCGCTGAAATCGGCCCACGCATCGGCCCTTCTGCCTTCCGCCTCTTCGTCTCCACCGCGAACGGCGAAGAGATTGGCCGCGACCACAGGCGAACGGCCCGCGGCAAACCATAGCCGGTAGAGCTTCTCCCCTGCCGCATACTCCCGGCTATCGATATCCCCGCGCTGCGCATACCGATCCAACACCCGCTGCGTCATGACCCGCTTGGCGGTGACGCCGGCGACCTCGGTGGGGCTATCGACGATGACGTCGCCATGCTGATAGCGTTGGGCAGGCCCGTGGTCGGCTTCAAACGTCGGGGCGGGCTTGCGGCGGCGCTTAGCTGCTGCGGCCACCTGAGTCGCCAGTATCAACCCCCAGGCCGTAACGGTTCAGGCTCTCAACGCTGACGCGATCAGCCCAAGGCTTCTTTCCTTTCGGCATCATTAGTCCCGCCAACATCCAATCGCGACTAGACCCCGAATGACCGGGCTGATCGTTGGAATAATCGATGGCTTCCCACCGATCCCCGTCAGAACAAATGGATAAACAAATCATACCAAAGCACCCTTTCCTTTTTGATCGCCCAATTCTGTACTTTCTGGGGGCTTAGGCAATGGTGTTCCGCGAACTTTTTTAACCATCACCCACCTCCAGATACCCCCGCAACTCCGCCGCATCGGCCGTCAACCGCCCTCCGACCTGCGGGTTCACGGTCCCGACCCGGTGCGCCGCCCATTCCAGCGTCATGGTGAGCTGGTCGACGAAGGTGCGCGGGATGGTGACGGTCGCCTCCGTCGAGCCCACCGGCTCCGACCAGGACACATTGGCGGTTGGGTTATTGGCCATCACGCCAACCCTTCCGCCAAAGCTCGCGAAGGCTGATCCGGACGCCGACCAGAGCAAGAAGCCCGAAGCAGAGCGTGGCAACCACTGCGACCGCTATGGCCAAACCAATGCCGGCTATGACCAGCGCAATCGGTATCCAAAGCGGCGACAGAACCCACCACCACGACCAGTCGATGTTGTCCGTCAGCTTCAGCACCACAAACACGATCAGCAAGACCGTCAGGATGCTCGCGCCGCCACCTCGTGCCATCACCCAATCTCCTCCGGAACGGGTTTCCAACGGCCGCACTCTGCCACAGCTCGCGCTCCTGAGCTTCCATCACGCCGCCCTCCTTTCCCGCCTCAGCCTGCGCGCCCGGACCATCTCGATCCGGCTGCGAAGCGTCCAGTTGAACGCGTTGTCGGCGAGGCCGTTGCAATCCGCGCATGCCGGGACCTTGATCAGCAGGCGTCGATACTGCCGCTTGCTGGGATCTTCGGTCGACCCATCGCCGAACCGTGATGCAGCCAGGCTGACCGGCAGCACGTGATCAATCCCGGTCGCCGCATCGCCGCAGTAGATGCAGCGTTTGCACCAGCGGAACTTCTTCCGGTACAGCCGACCGACGGCCTTGAGGTTGCAGCGTCGTCGCCATCCCGGCGGCTTGAACGGGTTGCCCATCACGCCACGTCTGCCGCCTGCTGGGCTTCGCGGACAGAGGCCCCAACCACCTCCCGCTCAAGCCGGCTCCGAAGTATGCGCCGGTACTCCGATTTCGACGACAAGATGCGCTCCAGCTCATGCCAGGAAGGCCACCACTTGCCGTCCTTACGCCTGGGCCATTCGGCAAGCGTTTCGCGCACCACGTCGGCCGGGAACCGCGCCAGCTCGTCGGCATAAGCGGCGACGGTGATTTCCATGTCGACGGCCGACTCAGCCCTAGCCTTGGTCAGCGCCCTGAGCTTCGTCAGAGCCGCGGCGATTCCAGCTGGAGGCATGGGCGTCATCGCCAATTCAACCATCGCCAGCGCCTTGCGAACGTCTGCACCGGCCAGATCGCCGAACGAGATGCGCTCGATCACCCGGTACATCGGCGCGTCATTCGGGAACATTGTCCGGCGATGAACCTCGTGCGGCATAGCGCATTGCTGCCTCAGCGAAGCTTGGAGGTTCCTGTCGGTGTCGGCCGCCGGCTGCGTGGCCATTTTGGCGAGGGCCGCCTGCCTGACTTCGCTCGTCAGCGTCACGGCGGACCCAGTTTCGCCAGGTGGCTGGCCAATCAGCTTTGCGGCCAGACTTCCCACCTTTTCCGGCCCAGTAGTCTCGGAATCGTGCCGCGGTTCGGTCGATGTCTGCATCCGTCAAGCCCTCGGATTTGGCAAATTTTCGGTCTGTCGGCGACGGCTCCCAGCCGTCTGGCAAGCGGGTTTCACGCTTGGGTGTCGGATTGGCCTTTGGCTCAGGCGAAGCTTCGGAAGGGGGGGAGACACCCGACAGGGTGTCGGGGGTTATACTAGTAGATAAGGTTTTGGTTGCATCGTCGCGGCGCCCGTCCGGCATACGCTTTGGCTTTGCCGTGGCGTCTTGCTTTTTCCTTTTTCGCCAGCCACTTGTGGCGCGGTCGCTCTGTTTCTTGCTTTTTTCACGGACCTTATCGCGCACGTTTAGTTGTCGAAGTTGCTGAAACTCGTTGCGCCTTTTGTTCAGGCGCCAAAACCCCATCACGACGTCGCGGTTTTCGACCCACTCGTCGTCGCTCATGCTGGCCCAGCGGGCCAACTGACGATCATCGTTCGGTAGCGAGCAGGATGGCCGGCGCCACGCCTCCATCAGCAGCAGCAGATAGGCGCCATGCTGAGCGGCGGTCAGATGACGGGTGTCCGCTAGGTAGGCGTCGGTCCAGATGGGCATGGCAGGGTACTCAGCCATGGCTCTCTGGGTCGAACTCGACCATGATTTCGGCCGCAAGCGTGCAGATTTCGTGGCTGGCCTTGAATGGGTCGCGCCAGAGTTCGCTGCCGCTGAAGCGAAGAGGACGATAACCCAGGGCCGTTAGCTCACGATCCCTCTGCCGGTCCGCAGTCGCTCGAGCCTTATCTACGTTATGCCATTCGTGGCCGTCGCACTCGATGGCCAAGGCCGCTATTCGTTCCTCGTTGTAGGTTATGTAAACGAGAAAATCGACGCGGTAGGTCCCGACAACAGCTTGAGGCACGAGCATCGCTGCATATCGACGGTAGCGACCAATATGCCCCTTGGCCTTGAGTTCTGCGAACCGGTCTGGAGCGGCACAGAGGATGTCGACATCCTCGCCGAAAATCTGCTCGCCGAGGCAAAGCATATCTACGGTCAAGGCTAAACCGAAGGCTTCTTCTATGGGGCTTTCGCAGAAGCGTCGCCACATGCTGACCGCGTGCGTGAAGCGTGATTGGGCCTCGTCAAGGACCGCCTCAAGCGCCTCGTTCTCGAGATCCTTAATCCTGTCGTTCATCGGCTATCCTCCGGCCTCCCCATCACGTAGCCCTCCGCCGGCGCAGATACCCAGCCGCGCGCAGAAAGCGAACCTCACGCGCCGTCAGCCGGTTATTCTTGCCGCCATAGCCGCCGGCGTCTCGCAACGTCTGGATGGCGGCGTCGTATGGCGTCGGCGGCTCGTTGTGCGCTTCGATCCGGCGATCGCGTGCCATATGGCAGCTGGCACCGTCGCATGCGGTCCTGGCCCCGCTGCGCAGAGACGTCGCCGTGACCAACTTCAAGGCGCCGCACTCGCAACGGCAGTAGACGCGCGTTTCGCCTCCGCCGCGCCCTCGCCGAGGCTTGGGCGGACCGACACTCAGGACGGCCAGCAGGCCATACTTCTGGCCAACCATGTCGGTCCCGATCGTGCGGCGGCCCATCACGCCGCCTCGCTCTTCGGCACATACGCCACGTAGCAGACCTCGTGATGCTCATCGCAATACGCGCTCTCGTCCCGCGCAGGCTTGGCGCAGAACAGCTGCGGCGGGTCTTTCGGCCCACCGAGCGGGTATCGGCAGTCGAACGGCCCGAGGTCGCGGAGGGGTTTGGGGTTGGTCATGCGGCCTCCGGGAACTTGTCGACCTCATCGCCCCACGAATCCCAGCCTGGACGGCGTTGACGCGAGAACAGGTCGAGGTACGGCCCGCCCGCATAGGCTTCAATGCGGTCATAGGTTTCGTCTGGCTTACGGCTGTGCTCTCGGCGCGGCGCGACGATTAGTTCGCGCACCGCTTTGGATTTGCGCTTCGGGCTACCGCGCCTGCCAAGCAGGCAGAACTCAACGTTCTTGCGCGTCGTGTGGCCCATACCGACATGGAACGAGGCCGGCGACCAATTGCCGTCTGCCGGCGCGCGCGGGTTCAACTTCGCCCAAGTGAACCCCATCGACGAGTAGCGAAAGACCCACGCCTCGATGACCTCTAGAGCCTGCGGCAGGTTTGGCGTCGTAGACCACAGGAAAAGGTGGCAATCGCGGGCCGCTAATTCGACCACCGGGAGCGCCTTGACGTCCGGCAGTCGCATGGTCTCGTAGTGCCGAGAGGCCGACTTGCCCTCGCCCTTTGGCGAAAACACCTGATAGCGCCATGGCGGGTCGGCCAGGATCACGTTGTACGGTGGGTTCAGGCCATCAAACATCACGCCGCCACCTTCGCCCGCAACGGCACGCCGGCCTGATGCAGCGCGAACGCCACGTCATCGACCGACCGGCAGCAGTACCAGCGCAGGCCTAGCGACTTGACATCGTGCGCGAACTGCTCTTGCTCGCTGCCTAAGCGGCCAGCCTTGGCCTTCAGTTCGATGAACACCACCGGTTCGACGGCCGGCGGCCCAAAAATCACGATGTCAGGGAAGCCCGGCCGCGCGCCCTTAGCCTTCAGTAGGCCGGCTTCGGTCTTTGTGCGCTTGCCGCCCATATCCACCGTGGACCACACCCAGCCGGTCGGCAGCGCGATGGCGAGGTACTCCGCGACCGCGATGTGCAGCGCGTCTTCGGGCTTGTAGCGGCGCCTCATCGGCCGGCCCCAAATTGGCGCCGAAGCGCGGCCATGAAGCTTCCCAGGTTGCCGAGCACCCGTTCGTTCTGCCGTTGCGCTGCCTCAACCTTCAGCCGCTCCGTCATCGCCGCCCTCAGGTCGGCTCCCGTCCGGTGCTGAGACCGCGTGTCGCCGCGCTTCACCGCGTCCTGGTGCGCGGCGTGGGCTTGGTCGTAGTCGGTCATTGGGTCGCCATCGCGAGCGCGGCTTCCAGCTTGGCTTTGTCGGCGTAGACCAGGGCGGTGTTGCGCTTCGATGACTTCAAGCCCGCGGGACGATCCTTGATGGCGTTCCGCAACACCTCGCTAACTGCGTTCGCGCCCCTGCAGTGCTTTGGCAGGAAGGCCATCGGCCGAACTGCCGGCCTCTCGTGGACGGCGTACTGCTCGCGTGCCTGGTTGTGACGGTACGCTTCTAAGGATGCCTTCGCGGTTTGAAGGATTGCGGCAGCGGATAGTTCGCAGGCGTTTGTTCCGTGACGCATTAGGTTGAGGCTCTCTGCGGCGGCGCTAAGCCGAACCTGCTTGTACTTACCGGTTTTGGGATCAATCACCATCGTCATGCGCTCGCCTCCTGGCTGGCTCGGTCGCCCGGCCAGCGCCGCAGGAAGTCCGGAACATCCGGCATGCCTTCGTCGTCTCGGTTGGCCCCTCGCGGCCCGCCGGATTCGCGCTGATCAGAACGGCAACCCGACGGAACGCCATTCACGCAACCCTCGCCGCCCGTGCTTACATCACGGTTAGAGGGGCCCTCTGGGTAACTCGATATCTCGGAGGCGGCTTGCGAACCTTCGGCCATTCTAACGTCGGCCGCTGCAACGGCGGGTGACGCGGAGGGCTCCGGGTCAGGTTCGCTTGGTTCGCTCGGGCTGCCGTCATCGCCCGCTGAGTAGGCCTCCTGCCGTGATGGTTTGGGCTCAGGGGTCGTGTGCGCACGCCCGAGCTTCTCGCCAAACTCGATCAGCTCGGGCGCGGCCTCGAACCATTCGCCATGCGTGCGGAGCGCAGAAAACTGAGCGTGGATTTCCATCTCTCTTTTCCTGCCGCCCGGGCAGGTCGCTAGAAGCCTAAGCTCGCAAGGCGATTGCGTGGTGAGAGCCAGAATCCTGCGTTTCGGGGTTCGGGAAACGCCGATCTTCACGCGGTTGAGATCGGGCGCCAGCAGGAAGTAGACGGTGCCTGACGTGTCTGTGCCGGGGATTTTTCCCTCGTCTTCAAGGGCGTCAAAAATCACCTGACGCGCGCGCCACATTCTCCGAGCCGGGCCGTCGTCTTCGTCTCGCGCGCGTGCGCGAGGGGGCCGCTCACCGGCGTCGCAGTCCAACGCGCGCATGTAGAGATCGATGATCTCGTTGAGTTCCGCGTGGCCAGTAGGATCGGCCTCGCGATTGCGACGAATGCCTATCACCGCCTTCAGTGCCGGCAGGCTCAATCCGACCGATTTGGCCTCTTTGTAGACCTCGGATTTGTCGGCATTGAGCGCCCGCGCCTCTTCCTCAAGGCGCTCGATCCGCTCGACGAAGGAGCGCAAAACCTGATCGGACGCGGTCATGACGCCACCGCCTTCGGCCCGGAGTGCTCGGTGAGGTATCGGCAGCAGGCGATCTTCAGCGCCCTGACATGTGGAACCATGGCCCGATGTTCGGTCGCATCGATCTGGCCGTCTTCCAGCGCCTCACCGAGCGTGGCCGACATGGCCCCGACCTGCGCGTTGAACTTGTAGCCGTCGATGCCCTCGCCCTCGACGGCATGCGCGCCCTGCCCAGCGGGGCTGAGGATCTCTGACGTGAACGCCGGCCCGAGCGCGGCCATGATCCGCCAGAGCTTTTCGCCCAGCGGCACCTTGCCGTTCCGGTAGCCTTCGAGCGTGCGGACATCGAGGCCGGTGACTTCCGCAAGCGAGCGGATCGACCAGGGCTTACCCAGGCCCACGTGCCGGCGAAACGCATCACTCACGATCTCGGAGAGCAGGTCCGACGTGATCGCCGTGATCTTCCCGCTGTCAATGTTGACGGGGGCATCCTTAGTGTTCGGCATGCGACGGATCACCTCCAATTCGGGAACTCACTTGCCGGCACAGGTCACTGCCGAGCGCCTGCCCTTCGTTCAGGGCGGCCTTGACGGATGACCATGTGTCGGCATCAACGCGGATCTGGCCTTGACCGGTCCGCAGAACCTCGATCGCGCGGGCCTTGCCCGGAATGCGGCGGATGTAGCCGCGATCTTCCAAGCCAAGGATCAGGCGATCGATGCCAGATTTCGCCGCCAGCCCCATGGCTTCGGCCATCTCGTCAAACGACGGCGCGACGCCGGTCTGGCCAATGTGATCGTCCAGCAGATGAAGCAGTTTCGCTTGCTTCGCGGTCAGCACGTCGCGGCCCCCAGCCCATCGGCGTTGTCGTTCGACGTGTGCTGGCGGGTCACGGGGTGACAACCCATGCTGTGTCAGGACGGGCGCCATGAGACGCTGGGATTGGCCCGACACTGTTTGTGCAGCGCGCGCAGCGATACTGCTCGCCTTCCGGGCCGTTCCAGTAGTCTTGCGGGATGTGCATGCGACCGGATGTTCCGGGCTTGGTCGGGTTCACAAATTGTCCGCACGTCACGCAATTCGGTGGATACATCACGGCTTGGGCTCCCAAAACACGCCGGCCTCTCCGCACCGCCCGTTGCGAGATCGCGCCTCATCGCACAATGCATTGTCGATGGTTGGCTGGCCCTTCGGGATATGCCAGCGCACAGCGCGGTTCATGCAGGTGTCGACGGATCGACCCGAGCGGGGCTGGTCATCGTAATGGATGCAGTTGATGCAGGGGCGCTGCATACCAAGCTCGACGAATTCACGGTCTATTGCCGCGTAATCGGATGCGGTTGGTCGTTCCGTGACTGGCCGGGCGCCAATGCCATCGGTCTCGTTAGGCGCGCCAACGTCAGCGCCGCATTCAAAGCAAACCTCCCCGCTCACGCCGCGCCTCGCTCGTCGGGGGCCGGCATCTCCAAGAAGTCATTTGCTGTGACAGCGCCGTTGGTTACGCGGACGAGAACTTCGGCGACCTCTTTCGGAGGGTATGATTTGCCCGATCGGTAGCGACTTACCTGCGGTCGGCTAACGCCAAGCATTTCGGCCATCTGCCAATCGCGCAGATTATTGGCGGCCATGTAGTCTGAAAGCGTCATGAGCCCGGAAAGTACGGGAAATGCACACTCTAGGCAACCGGTTTTTTCGGACCTTCTCGCTTTCGGTTTAGCCCTCAAAAGTGCATAACATGCACAAATCCTCTGGGGGCATGATGGCCAAGCCCAAGCATTTCATTCGCCAATGGAGAAAGTACCGCGGCCTCACGCTCAAAGACGTGGCCGCGCGATGCGACTCGTCTCATGCCACGATCTCACGAATTGAGCGCGGCGCAGTCGCCTACACCCAGCAGAAACTAGAGTGCTTTGCGCGCGTCTTTCAATGCGCCGCCGGCGATCTGCTGACGAAGAATCCTCTTGAGGGGCCCGTCGGTGCTTCTGATGGCGGCCCCGACGTGGCTGCAACGCCACTAAGCAAGCCCAACTTCCTGAAGGATTGGCGAGACTTCAGAGGCTTGCGTCAGGCCAATATCTCGATGCTCTTGGGCCTGTCTACCCAACAGATCTCCAATATCGAACGGGGCGTTGGCGAACTGACGCCTGAACTATTGGATGCTTTCGCTGACATCTACAAGACAACAACAACCGACTTGCTGACCCGACCGCCGCCGAAACGAGCGCTCGCCAGAAGCCTCATCGACCGCCTTGATGAACGGGATTTCGCTGTTGCTTTGGCGTTACTCGAAGCCTTGGCCGAGCGCCCGGCCGCTCGCTCCACTACCGAGGCCGGCGTAACGGAGTCCGGGGCTATGCCGGAATCGAAACTGCGTTAGAGCCTCACTGCAACCCCGCAAAAGGCGCGAACTTCTTCAGCTCAGCCTGCACCTCTGTCAACGAGCGCGCGCCAGTAGCCATCTGGACCCGCATCACAGCCGCCCTAATCGCTCCGCGCGAGATCGGCATGACTCGTGCAAGGTCGCCCTCCGCGTACCCCTTCATGATGCCGAGTAACGCTTCAGATTGGTCTGTGTCGGTGCCGAACTTTGCGCCGTAGGCCACAACGGGCGAATACCTCATGGTCGGATCGAAGAAACGCACAACAGCGAGAACTTCGTCTGTGAGCGCGCTCGGCAGCCGGATCGGCTCAGCCTGGACCTGAACACGGCGCTGCCGCGAGTCGCCCATTTCCAAGGTCACGGTTGAATTCAGAGCGCTGCCGTTCTCGACTGCGGCCCGGATCGTTTCCAACAGGAATGATCGCGACGGCTGGCCCGGGCCGGTGATCCCGAACTCGCCGTAGCTCACCACGTCAGGTGATTGCGACAAGAGGTCATCGACAGCCGCGTTTGCGCACACGATCGATCCGTTGCTCTTGACTATTGCGGTCGGCACCTCGCCAAACACCAGCGCGTGCTTGAGGTCGACCAGCTTCCCCACCTCTTCAGAACTCTCTGCCTTCCACTCTCTGACCGTAACGATGTGGTCTTCATCAACGACCTCGTGGGCCGCAAACAACACGCGGCCATTGTTGTAGAAACGTGCCTGATAGGAAGATGGCTGAGTTGTCCGCCGAAGCATTATGGCTCGGTTGATGTAATCCGAGTGGCTGATATTCATGTTTATGTTGACAAGGGATAAGCTAAGGGATTGCTCCATGTACTCCTGATACCACTTTGGTTGATATGTGAAGTTCTCTTCGAAGTACTCGTCGAGTATGGAATTCGTGTAAACTATCCTGCCTGCTTTCGTGGTCGCCATCACCTCGAAGCCATGGCTTGTCCAACTCCTTATCTTTTCAAAGTAGATTCCCGCCACGATGACACCCTAGGAAAGCCACCTGCGCTCTATCTCTGGGGGCTAGCGCATAGATAGAAAATGTAATACACTTCTAATGTATAAACTAGTTTTGCAATTTCGTGAAGGGGTAAAGGATGGCTCTACCAATCAAGGAAATCGAAACGCGGCTCGTTGAGGCCGGTCACTCCGACGAAGAGGCGCGGCTAGCCGGCCGTCTCTACAAGATGTTTGTCGCGTTCGCTGGGCAGCATCCAGGCCGGATGATTGCCCCGCCCTACTTAGCCGACATGGCTTGGCACGAACACTTGGCGATGGCGGGTTATACTCAGGACACAGTAGCGGCCTGCGGGCGGGCGTTGGTGCATGACGCTGACGAATTTGACAGCGAGCCCTTCTGGGAAGCGTGGGCGTTTTCTCGCGAATTGTTCAGCGAAGAGGGGGTGAACCTTCCGCGCAGAGGCGAGGATTCTGCCGGTTCCAGCCTTCGGCCGCATACATGCGTTGTCTTGGCTGCTTAAACGGGCGCGGGCGGCCCAGCGTCGCCCGCGTCGTCTGCATCGTGGCGAGGGAGGTGTGAGGGGTCGACCGGGTGTGTACACCTCGTTACGACGAGAGTAGAATCTTTCCTGAAAGGAAAGATTTGGATGGCTAAGCCGGATCAGATACCGACTGACCTCACCATTGATCTCGGAGACGAACTCGCCCCCGACGAGTTTGTTGGCGCTGTCCGGAGTTTCTTTGGCTATGTTTCTGAAATCACAGAGGCCCAACGGGGCGACGGCTCCGAGATAAGCTGGACGGTGCGCGTGAAGGAGGGCAGCGCACTCATCGGTGTGGAGCCAAACGCAGCGGCCCCAACGTCTCGCCTCGCCATGATATATGCAAAGGCCATGCACGGCCCATTGTCTTTGGCTAAAGGCGATATTCAAGGCGCCGGCCTCACTGAGAAGGCCATCGGACACCTGAAAAGCCTGTCTGACTTGGCTGAAAAGAAGCGAGACGGTGAGGGCGTTAGGCTGTGGGTGGAACGTAGGGCCGTCAGTATAAAAGGGGCTATCGCAAAAACCATCCGCGAAGACTGGGAAAGCGATTACTACGACTACGGCACTATTGAGGGCAGGCTAGAGGCAATTCTTGACGCTAGAGGAGCCCTAAAAATAAGGGTTAAGGACTTCCTGTATTCCCGGCCGATTAGCTGCGTTGTTCCGGAAAAGCTGATTGACAAGGTGCTTAGTAGTTTTCGCCGCAGGGTCGAGATAGATGGCCGCATTCACTATCGCAAGAACGGCACGCCAATAAGCATAGAAGCCGATAACATTGGCCTTCTCCCGGAAGATGACGAGTTGCCGACCCCTGACGATGTCCGCGGAATCATGGTGTCTGCGTGACGGTCGAAAAAATATACTGGGACAGTGATTGCTTTTTGGGATTTTTTCAGGCTGAACCCGAAAAAGTCGGCAAGTGCGGCGCCGTTATAGATCGAGCTGAGCTTGGCGATGTGCTGATTGTAACGTCGGCCCTCACTATTGCTGAAGTGCTTTGGATGAGGAACGCGCCCAAACTCCGCAAGGAGAAAGCGGATGTGCTTCGGCGGTTTTTTCGGCGCTCGATCATGCGTGTCCACAATGTCACGAGAAAAATCGCTGAGGATGCTCAGGACCTTGTTTGGGACCATTCAATCAAACCAAAGGACGCGCTACACGTTGCCACCGCTCTGCACTTAAGGGTGGATGCGCTCGAAACGTTTGATGAACGGCTGCTTTCCAAAAGCGGCACAGTTGGCAGCCCTCTTCTGCTCATACGGGAGCCACAAGACCATGCCCAAGGATCCATGAATTTAGTGCTGCCGGGAGGCGAGCCAGCCTAGGCCAACCCTCAACCTTGTATGCTAGCCACCACCCCGCCCCGGCGGGGTTTTCTTTTGGGCGGGTGGTGGGCGAGACCGCCGAGATGTTCATTAAATGCAAATTTTGCTTGACCATTATGTTCATTTACCGCACTCTCTCCCCATCAGGCCAAACGCCTGATCGCCTCCGGCCCGGTCTCTGACGTCGCTGTTCGGTGCCGGGCCCGGAGGCGCCCGTTCAACGAAGGGCGTAGCCGCCGGCCTCGCCGGTAAAGACCCCTTAGCGGTGGGGTCGGCGGCAGGGGTGGAGAGAGATGGGCAAGAACTTCATTCGGTTGGAGCAGAGCATCGACGGGCTGATGGTTACTGCCCGCGCAGACTATCATCCCCATCCTGTCGACGGTTGGGATTGCTTGGTTCGTTGCGGCCAATACAAAGAGTATCGGACGCCCAATCAGACCGGCAATGACGTCTGGTCGACCCTGCATGACATGATTGACTTGGCCGTGTTTGACGCCCGCAGGCGGGGTGTGGGCTACCCCGGACGGGTTGGTCATTCCCTGGCGGGCGCCACCCAATGACCGCCGTCGCCCTCTACCACCACGTCTACCGCGCCGACGATGGCGAGCCAATCATGAGCGGCCAGTTCCAGGACGAGTACGAGGCGCTGGAGGATCTGGCCGAGAGCCCGAGCCGGTGGACGAGCTACTGCTACACGGCCGTGATCACCACGCTCGGCTGCACGATCACGAACATGGAAGACGACGCCCGGGCGCTCGCTGATGAGTGGCGGGCTGAGCGGCGCTTCCTGCCGATGGCGGCGGAGTGAGGCTCATGACCGACCTCGACGAAATCCGAAAGCGGCTGGCCTTTTTCTATTGGCCGGCAGACGTTGACCGCTGGCTCTCGCGGCCGCACCCACAACTGAGCGGACAACGGCCTATCGACCTCATCAACGCGGGCAGCCCGCAGCCGGTCCGCCAGATTCTCGATCGGCTCGAAGCGGACGCCTATCTGTGATGAACCGCCCCCGCTTCATCCGCGACATGATCGCGCTGATCATGCTGCTGGCCATCCTCTACATCGGCGTGAACGTGGTATTCGCGGCGGCCGATCCAGCCGCATGGTCGCTGGCGGTGACGTCATGAGCGAACGCGGACTCCGCTGGCCAGCCAACCGGCCGCGCACGCCAGCCGGTCAGCGCAAGTACGGGCGGTTCGCAACGCGCCACATCCCGCACGGCCGGTCGTGGTCGCAGACAGAATCGGTGACGATCTCGCAAGCTCTGGATCGCCTCGACGACGAGGTTGAGCGCCTTGGCGGCCGGTATCCCAACGTCACGACCGACGTCGAGACCCGCCTTGACGGCCGCCCCCGGTCCGGCGCGCGCAAGCCTGATGATCCAGGCGTTGCGGTCTACTTTGTCCTTCACGGTGAAGAGATCGTGTTGGCCTGCGATACCTACACCGAAGTCGCGCAAAACATCGCCGCCATCGCAGCCCATATCGACGCCACGCGGGCGATCGAACGCTATGGCGTCGGTACTGCCCGCGAGATGTTCCAGGCGTTCTTGGCCCTGCCAGAGCCCGGCGCCAAGCGCAATTGGTGGGAAGTGCTGCAGGTCGATCCGGGCGCCAGCTATGAGGCTGTCCGCGCGGCCTACAACCGCCTTGCAAAAGAGCGACACCCCGACCGCGGCGGGTCCGACGCCATGATGGCTGAATTGAACGCCGCCCGCGACGAAGGGCTGGCGTAATGAAGATCACCGAGCTCGGCGCCTACGACGGCATCCCCGCCGCCGACTATCACGGCGACCTGCTGACGCCAGAGCCTGCGCTGTCTTCGTCTGGCGCGCGACGCCTGCTTGCGACGTGCCCGGCCAAGTTTTGGTATGAGCGCAACAACCCCAAGGCCGATACCGAGGCGCTGCATATTGGGCGGTGCGCTCACGAGTGGTTGCTGGAACGAGAGGCATGGGCAGAGCGGCACGTCGTTCTGCCGGAAGATCACAACGGGCGCACCAAGGTGGGGCAGGCTCGTCTCGCCGAGATCGCCGAGGCCGGCAAGACGAGCCTCAGATTCGAGCAATTCGAGATGATCAAGGCGATGGCGGAAGCGCTGGATGCGCACCCGATCGCGCGTAAGTGCTTCGCCAACTGTCGAACCGAGGTCAGCGGCTTTTGGATCGACGAGCGTTGGGGCATCTGGCGCCGCGTCCGGTTCGACGCCTTGCCGAACGATGGCCGCATTATCGGTGACTACAAGACCTGCGCGAGTGCCGCCGATGCCGATCTGAGGGCCGCCATCACGCGCTACGGCTACCACATGAACGCCGCTTGGTACCGCGAGGCCGCGAGCGCTCTTGGCCAAATCGAAAACGCCGGGTTCGTGCTGGTCTTTCAAGAGAAAGACCCGCCCTACCTCTGCCGACCGGTTGTCATTGATGACGAGGATATCGGTTGGGGCAACCTGGAAAACTGGCGCGCCTGTGAGGTGTTCGCGCGATGCCTCCGCAACAATCATTGGCCCGGTTATACCGACACCGCCTCAAAGCTGGGCCTGACCAAATGGGGCCGTCGGCAGCGTGAAGACGCCGACGAACGCGGCCTGTTTCAACTCTCCTACGACGCACAGAAGCCCTTGGAGGCAGCGGAATGAACGCTCAAGAGACGCAACAAGCCTTGGCGGCACAGGCCAACGGCCATCATCGGCCTCCGTCCAGCGAGGCCACCAAAGTCGAACAGTCGCGGGCCATCGCGCAGGTGCAAGGCGCCTTGCTGGTCGCGATGCAGAACCCGCGCGATGAACTGCGGGCGATCGAGCGGATGCGGGATGCGTGCGGTCAGTTTCAATTGGCAGACAACGCGTTCTTCAAGTACTCGCGCGGCGGGTCGACGGTGACCGGCCCGAGCATCCATCTGGCGACCGAACTCGCGCGGTGCTGGGGCAACATCGAATACGGCGTCAGCGAGATGCGTCGCGATGACGCCAGCGGCGCGTCGGAGATGGCGTCGTACGCCTGGGATCAAGAAACCAACAACCGGGTCACCACGACGTTCATTGTCCCTCACAAGCGCGACAAGCGGGGCGGCGCCGTTCCGCTGGTCGACCTGCGGGACATCTACGAGAACAACGCCAACAACGCGGCGCGCCGGCTCCGCGAGTGCATCCTGCGCGTGCTACCCAAGGCGTTCGTCGAAGAGGCAAAGACGCTCTGCATGCGCACGCTCGAACACGGCGGCGATGTGCCCCTCAACGAGCGTCGGGCAAAACTGCTGGAAGCTTTCGCGTCGCTCGGTGTCACCAAGGCTCAGATTGAGCACAAGGTCGGCCGGAAGGCGGACGCGCTCACAGGGCTAGATCTTGGCGTGCTGCGCGTCACCTTCACGTCGCTCAAGCGAGGCGAAACGACCGTCGAGGATGAGTTCCAGGTCGACCAGACAGAAGAGGTCGCGGCGCAGATCGAGGCCCAGGCGAAGGCCGCGAAGAAGCCGGCCGCCCGCAAGGCGAAGAAGCTACCTGATCCTATCCCGGCCGAGCCCGTCGAGAACGAGGCCAGCGCAAGCGACAAACCAAGCGGCCAGATGACAACAGACGAGTTCCAGTACTTCCTGGATCAGGTTCAGAAAACCCACAGCAGCATCGGCGCCAAGGGGTTTGAGGTCTATCGCAACTCGCCGTCATTCAAAGACCCGTATGCGCGGCTGACAGAGAAGCAAAAGACATCCTTCGACGAATGGGTTGGCGCGCTGACAAAAGGTGACGCCACGTCATGACCACCAAGAAGCCCGACGTCTACAAGCCCGCCCCCCGCCACCTGATGACGGACAAGCCGGAAGCCGAACGCGCGCTGCGCCAGATGGAGCGGGCGACCACCCCACCCAAGCCCGCCGCGCCGAAGCTGAGCGTTCCAACGCCCGCCCAAATCATTAGCGATGTCAGTTGGCTGAAGGCAGCCGCAGCCGAGATCGCCTCAAGCAGCCCTGATCTGGACGCGGCTGGGTTCGATCGCATCCCAATGGGGATTGCCGATCATCTACAGGCCCTCGCCGCCGATGCCGGGGCGGAGGGCGATGGGGGTGGGGCGTGAGTGACGAGATTGACGACCTGATTCAGAGGCTTCGACAACTCGGCGTCGATTTGGCCGCCAAAGAGGCATCTGACAACGAGGAAATGTGCAGGTTGCGTATTCGCATCGCCGCCCAGGACGCGGCCCTCGCGGATGCGCGGGAGGTGGTGCGCAGCTTCGATTTCCCGACACACGGCAACCACGGCGGTCCGTTGGTGGCCGGCAAGGTCTGGTACGAGGACGGCACCGAAAAGCCGATTGCAAAGGAAGACATAGCCCGAGCCCGCGCGTGGCTCAAGGACCATGGGGAGGGGCAGAAGTGAATGCTTCGTCACCTCGATCTGTTTTCTGGCATCGGCGGGTTCGCGCTTGGTTTGGAACGCACGGGCGGTTTCCAGACAGTAGGCTTCTGCGAGATCGACCCCTATTGCCAGCGCGTGTTGGCGAAACACTGGCCGGGTGTGCCGATCTATGACGATGTCCGAACCCTTGACCCAGCAGCAATTGGACCTGTGGACATCGTCACGGGCGGGTTCCCATGCAAACAGACAAGTGTCGCCGCTGCGATCCACGGAAAGCGCACGGGTCTTGATGGCCAGGAAAGCGGCCTATGGTGGGAGTATCTGCGACTTGTGCGCGCCATCCGGCCAGCTTGGGTCGTTGTCGAAAATCCAACAGGCGTCAATGCATGGGCCAGTGAAATCGCTGGTGGTCTGGCGGGGACTGGCTACCGAGTTTCCCGACACGAACTGTCGGCTGCGGATCTTGGTGCGCCTCATGCGCGAAGGCGTGTCGTCTTTGTTGCCAACCGTCACGTCAAGGGATTGGAGGTCGCCTGGCCGGCCGGATCACCCCAGATTGCTGCGCTCCCGTGGCCTGCCTCTTCCCGAGACCTTTGGCGAGCGGATCAGTCCGGAACTCTGCGAATGGATGATGGGCTTCCCGATCGGATGGAGCGAATTGTGAGCCTTGGGAACGCATTCATGCCTCAGAAGGCGCAAGCGATCGGCTACGCGATCCTCAAAGCGGAGAACGCCCCATGACCACCCCGCCGACGCCGCCCGCGCCGCTGCCGCCGAGTGCGCGGGATGTCACGATTGGCCCGTGTCGGCTGATCTGTGCAGATGCCCTGCAGGTCATGCCCGGCTTGCCGTCGGTCGATACGATCCTGACCGATCCGGTCTGGCCCAATGCGCCCGCGAACTCGGTGGCCGGCTCCAATGATCCGTGGGCGCTTTGGTCCGATGCCTGCGCGTCGATGCCCGAAACCAAGCGGACAATCGTGGTGATGCGCTGCGACAGCGATCCCCGCTTCCTGCAAACCGTGAAGGGCAAGTTCTTCCGCTCAATGCAGTTGCCCTACGTCATGCCAGGTTATCTTGGCCGCGTGCTTGGTGGCGACGAGACCGCGTACTGGTTTGGCGACCCGATCAAATGGGCAGATGGGCGCCGCGTTGTGCCCGGTCGCGGTCCAAGAGTTCAGCCCGGCGGGAGATCCGCGAACGATCATCCTATGTCGCGCGCTCAACAGCACTTCGATTGGCTGGTTCATTGGTGTAGCGACGATGACGAATTGGTTCTTGACCCGTTCATGGGTAGCGGAACGACCGGCGTCAGCTGCGTCAAGATGGGTCGCCGGTTCATCGGAATTGAGATTGACCCCGGCTTTTTCGACATCGCCTGCAGACGCATTCAAGAGACCGTTGACCAGCCAAGCCTATTCACCCCCGCCGGCCGCGCGGCGCTAAGGGCGATGGAAGGAAAAGACAATGCCACACCATAGTTCACGTGGGCCGTTTCACGACGAGCCGCCCGAAGAATTTGACAAGATGCGCGACATGCTTGGCCCAACTGGCAAGTTCCCTCAGGGAAAGCTTGGGCCACATGATGAGGGCGAGTTTCGTTACCGGATTGGGATTGTTGACGGCAAGGTCGTGGTCGACTTTGGCAAGCCGGTCCACTCGATTGGGTTGGATCGATCGACCGCACGGGAACTGGCTAAGTTCCTGCTTACCAAGGCTGCACAAGTCCCATGACCGCCCGCACGCCGGCGCCCGGCTCGCGCTGCCCTCGGTGCACGCTTGCCGATGTTCGCGAGCGTCTGAGTGCCCTCTACCACGCGCATGAAGCCGAAGAGTTTCTGTACTCGACGCAGCCGCTATTGGACCACCGCCGCCCCATGGACCTGATCAGCGAAGGCAAGGGTGACGAGGTGATCCATCTACTCGATCAGCTAGACAGCGGGGTTTATCTATGAGCACGACTGACGCGCCGGATCTGAAAGCGCTGCGCAACCCCGAGAGTTGGCCGCAACTAGCCGAACATCTCCGCGATCGCCAGTCGCCCATGATTCCAACATCGGATGTTGAGGCATGGCTGCGAGCTTTGGATAGAAATCCGAACAATGCGGGGAGGGTCTACACCCGCTCGATCGATGATGCGGCGGCCCTCGTCGAGGGATATCACTTCAGCTGGCGGCTGCATTCAAACGGGTGGGCTCAGGTCGGCAGAAAGTGGTTTGCCAAGGAGTACGGAGATCCGGCCCTCGCCCTATGCCAAGCGTTCGTCGACGCCCTCATCGCCACCCGTGACCGCGAGGCGCGCGATGGCTGATCGTGAGAAGCGCCCATCGGCTTCGTTGCCGAGGTTACATGCGGAAGCCAAGTCTGTCAGGGATTGGATTGCGGGAAGCTCGCACCTAGGCCGCGAGTATCAAGAGATCCATGACTCCTGCAACGACATCGTCGAGCGTATAGAGGCGATCTCGCGGTATCGACAAGAGCACGGCCTCGACACCGGCATTTCCACTGAAGACAGCCCAGACGACGGAGAGCGCGATGGCTGAGCCGAAGCTGCTGCCGTGTCCGCCTGATTTACTCAAACGGATGGCGGATGATCTGCAAGACCGCATTGAAGATCAGTATCGATACGGCGACCGAAAGTGCCATCCTGGCTTGATACACCGCTACGACCGCGACATGGAGCCGGTCGTCCGGGCGCGGAAGCTGCTCAACATGATGGCCGCTGATTTGCGGGCTTGTCGGTGCGGCTCAACGGACGTTTCAAAAGATCATGACATGGTCGAATGCCAGAGTTGCGGGCTGTCCGTGCGCGGATTCGGGATGCCGGCCGATCTGCATCTTGCTTGGGCAATTCTGGAGTGGAACACCCGCGCCGAGGCGCGCGACAGCGGGAAGGAGTGAGGGGATGGAAGGAACAGCCAAGCATCTCAGAGACTTGAGAGATCACTTGATCGGGGCTTGCGACGCATGGCCTGCGCTAAACCACAAGCAACGGCTGAATCGTCTACAGCGAATGGTGGCCATGTCATCCGACGCTCTGCTCGCTGAGATCAAGGAGGCAAGAAGCGAGGCCGACGCCCCGCCACGGCGGCCGGCTGAGCGGTGACGGGATGGCGCGTCGGGCCACATCACAGCGCTACGTTTCAGCCAGCCATCTGGCTCGTATCACTGGCCGTTCGGCAAGGTGGTTGACCGGCATGGCTGCCAAGGGTGGGATACCGGGCGCTTTCCAACCGTCCGGCCCCAACAGCGCCTGGCTATTCGACGAAGGCCAGTTTTGGGGTTGGTTTCAAAACGGGAGACCGGTGCCATGGCAACCATCTACCGACGCGGGCGAACGTGGTGGGGACGTGTCCAGCGTCAAGGCAAGGAACTCAGGCAGTCCCTTAAAACAACGGCTCGCGGCGTTGCGGAAAAACGCCTCAAGAAATGGGTCGATGAACTCGATGCGATAGCCTACGGCGAAAGGCCGCGGCGCACGTTCGACGACATGGCGCTGCGCTTTGAGGAAGACTATCTCCCGACCCTCAAACCATCGTCCGCCAAACGATACCAGCTCTCTATCGATGTGCTCGCCGAGACGTTGGAGGGCCTGTATCTCGACGAAATCACCAGCGCGAAGCTGTCCGAGTTCGAGACATGGCGGCGACGGAGAGGTGTCCGCTTGCCGGATGGCCAGACGGCGCATAAGCCGACACGCCCCATAAGCAGCAGTTCCATTCGTCGCGACCTCGCCTGCCTGTCGAGCATGTTTACCGAGGCGGAGGATTGGGGGTGGTTCGAAGGCAATCCGGTGCCACGCTACCTGCGCAGGCGGCGCAAGAAGGGCCTCAAGGAAGGATCGCCGGGCCGTCGGTATCTGACCAGGGATGAAGAGGCGCGCCTACTGGCAGAAGCGGGTGGCACCCTCGCCATCGCTGTCCAACTCGCGATCGATACTGGCCTGCGGCGGGAAGAACTGTTCTCGCTGAAATGGCATCAGGTCGACCTTGCCAGGGCCATCGTCAGCACCACAACCGACACGAAGAATGGCAAGCCACGCGACGTGCCTCTGCTGCCCCGGTCGGCACAAATCCTGGCACATCTGCCACGGCACATTCGCAGCCCGTACGTGATCCATCACCCAGACGGTCGGCGGTTCGTTCATCTGAGCCGGAGCTTTACCGGCGCCATGAAACGGGCCGGCCTCAAACCTGCAGTTTGGCATGATCTGCGCCGTACCTGCGGTTGCCGATTGCTTCAGGATCACGGCAAGGCGATGTCGCATGTTCGCGACTGGTTAGGACACGAGAGCATCAGGACCACGGAAAAGTCGTATGCCTTCCTAGAGCTTGAGCACCTTCAGCAGGGCCAGAACGCCGGCACAAAAACCGGCACACGGTCTGCGCAATAA